CATCTGAATTGATACCAACCACAAGTCTATCGCCCAGGGCGCGGGCTGCTTCAAAGTAGGCTATGTGCCCAGAATGTAGCGGATCAAAGCCGCCTGTGACAATTACAATTTTCATACAGATATTTATCTGCGTATATTTTGATGCTCAAGTATCAAACGAAGTTCAGGACTGCCTGCAGGATTTTTTCGAAGATTGGCTGTGAAGTTAACTGATTCGGACCAAACGATGTTGCACTGATCAAACTGCTGTTTTACTCGTGCCATCCACCAGTCTGCATTTTCTATGATCAAGTGTGCATTGCGACCATCAGCCAGTTGTTTCTTGGCAGGATAACAGGCAATGATTAAAAAGGCCGCACGAGAAAACTTGCTTTGCATGAGTTTTAACGACTCATCTAGTTGATCAGGTTCAAAGTGCTCAATTACATCGCAACTGACCAAACAATCATAGGTGCCAGCAGGCACAACATTGTAATCAGGATTGCCAGGATCGTAGCCGGCTAGTTCTTGAACGCTGGGAAAATCATGTTTCATGCGATTGAGAAGATTGCCATTTGCACACCCCCAATCTACTAGACTCTGTGGTTGATATTTGGCAACAAAATTGTGTACCAAATCGTACTTGGGTAAAAGTTCTTTATACATGCCGGTCATAGTGTTATATATGCGTGATCGACTAACCACCAAAAAGCCACCCAGGCTGCAAAAAACAGCACCAGCAACACAATCTCCATCTCTACTAGATCTCGTTGCCAGCGTTCTTCGTCGTTCATTTTTTAATCAATACGTGGTCAATCCTGAGAGATTTTACCACTTTGTATCCATATGAGTCCAAGATATCAAAAGGATCAGGACTGTCTTTGTGTTGGCGTATTTGAACGCTGAGTTTGTGCTCCAAGATCACCACCGGTGAATTTTGTTTAAAAAAGTTTTCAGCACCTTGCAACAAGAATCCTTCGTGACTGTCAACGTCAATTTTGATCAGGTCAATGTCTGCAAATCCAAAACTGTCAAGAGTACGAGCTTGCACCGTACATTGATCAATATGCAATCCTAGTGGTTCTTCAACTGTATTAATCCAGCCCGACATTGTACTGACGCCAGTAAAAAGTTCCACTGGCCCTGGACGATTGCTCACAGCATACTGTAGCAATTCAACATTGTTGATGTCTCTTGTTTGTAAGTTTTTTTCACAGCATTCAAACACATCAGGATGTGCTTCAAACGCTGTCACATGTTGAAATTGCTGTGCTAAAAATGCAGTGCTGTCACCAACCCAGGCACCTATGTCAATGGCTCGATCAAATTTCTGCACATATTCAAGTGCGCTGCCAATAACATCTCGACATTCCCAAGTGTCATCCTGTGCATATTTCAATGTGAATGAAAAATCTTCGCTGTCTGGCAGCCACCATGTGCCCACAAGTTTCATATTAGACTGTGATATCTTCCATGCCTGCTGTGCGTAGTCGAACCACGTGACCCATTTGCCACTGCTTGGTATCCAGGCCTTTCATAATGCCCAACCAACGATTACGTAGCAGTGCCACTTCATTGATGATGGTTTCAAAGTCCACAACTTCTTCTTCGCCGTCCACGTACTTTTCTGCATCACGTGCTGTGAGCGCACGAGCATAGCCTTCAAGATATTTCTTGAAATGCCGGGTGCGTATCTTTCTCAATTGAATGTTGAGAAAGTTCAATACAGCTTCAATTTCTTGCAGTTGATTGAATCTGTGTTCAGTTATGCCCGGCAAGGCCGTGATATTCTTTTCTACCAGCCCACTAATTTTGCAGTCACGTTTGGCGTCGGTTAACTCTGATTCAAAGTGTGCAATGAAGTCGGGTATGTTGCTAAGGTCTGCTACAACTTTACTGTACCACATGGATGTCCAGCCAATCTAAAAAACTTTGAGGATAAATGTTCATGTCAAGATTTCTACGAATTGCATATTCTTTTAAAAATTCTGACATTTGTTGTCGTTGTGTTTCGCTGGGATCAGCCTGTATAGACTGTGCAATCTGAGTTTGATAATGATCAGGTAGAGATTGGATATCTTGCATGATCTGTTGTTTGCTTTTGGGATCCAACACATAAGGAGCCATCATACTGGGTTGATTAACAAACACCAATCCAATACGCTGGTCATTGAAATACTTGATAAAACTTGTTAATCCAAACACAGTAAGATTAGATATGGCTGTGCTAAATCTAAATTCAATTCCAGATTTTTGCAACAACTCAATTTTGTTAACAAAATCAGTCCAGCGATTTCCGTAACGATTAAATTCATAAAACTTGTCTGTACACTCTGCACTGACTGATATCATTGCTGTGGGTATTTGTTTTATTTTATCCAACATTCGTTGGAATCTTTTGACGTCCACTCCCAATCCAGTGTAAATGTTAATCACTGCTGAACTGTTCGATACTGCATCTAATACATCAAACAGTTGATTGTCCAACAAAGGTTCGCCACCAGTTATTACTATTTCTTTTAGTCCTGGTGCAAAACTTTTTATTTCGGCCATCAGCATTTGAAATTGTTTTGTATTTTTAACTTCCTGCTGACTGACCTTCATCATTATCTTGTCTCGGCTGGTCAGTTGGTATCGTGCATCATCAGTGTCAATTTTATAATTGCCGTTGACTGACAAATCTCTACGCCATGAACTGCTGTATTCTTTACAACAGTAAGAGCAAGACAAGTTGCAATTGTCGTTTAGTTTTATTTCTAATATTTCTGGTTGTGTCTGAACGTCAACATGAGTTTTTATTTTGCCGTTTTGCCATATTCTTGGACTAATTGCACCTTGATCTTCCAACGGCCAACAATTTTCTTCACAACTGGCATTGCGTTGATTGCTTAACATCATTTGTCGTTCAGCAACATTAATGTCAGTATTGAATAAATTTCCTCTGTTGTTGGTTAACCACTGAAAATCAACTGTATGTGACTTTGCTGCATGACAATTGTATGTAGCATTGGATACCAAATCAATCTTCAAATATTTAAATTTGTAAGAGCAATAGTAATCTCTATCAACAGACATTAATAGTCATCTTCTTTGTTGTAGTTATCTTCGTCATCAAACTCTTCTTCTTCCTCTTCTGCATAGTCTTTGTCGTTGTCCAAGTATGCAGTCAAGGCTTTCTTTATGTCTGAATCACCTTTAAAGGCTTCCCGAATTTCTTCAACGTCATGATCATGATCAATCAGGATAGACACAATGCTTTCGGCAGCATCTATACGATCTACCACGTTGACGTATCTTTTTAATTCGCCCCAAATTTCGCTTGCTACTTCTGCTGACATTTTTACTCCCAATTTAATATACTAGCTAATTCTGTATATGTCTTTTTAAAATCCTGATGTCGTATTTTATCAGTTATCTCTAAATAATTTATCATATCCGCCACATCAGATTGAATTGTTCTTGCATTCATTGACTTGACTATTGGTTCAATTATGTTAAAAAACTCTTTGTTTTGGATCCCTAACAATTTGGTACTTATGTAATTTTTTTGTTTGTTATTAAACAACCCGATGTTAAGTTCTTTTGGATTGTCTAGTATATCAAATGCAAGTGGTAATTCATTATTTTTACAAAATTTAAATATCATGTAACTGTCTAAAATATTCAATGTTGTTATCATACTGTATACGTTGAACTTGTAGATGTCCAAATTAAGTTTTTTGTACTGATTGATATTGTCAATTACTGTGTGCCAACTTGATCCATATCGTTCGTAGTCAAATTTTGATTCGATATTATCAATACTGAAACTTATCTCAACTTGTTTGAATTTATCCCACAATGGCATCAAATTTTCTGCATACACTGTGCCGTTTGTGTTGTAGTGCAATGATATCTGAGAACTTTGATTATTATTCACTAGATATTCTAACACCCTGGCATGAGCCTTGTCAAGCAATGGCTCGCCTCCAGTAAATGTAATATATCGTAGATTATCGCTAATTTTTTCAATATCTTTCCAAAGATTTGAATCAGTGTTGTCAGTCCAGTCTATTTTGACATTTTTCAATAATTTCCATTGGGGGTAAGAATCTGCATGTTTAGATACTTCACTCATCCATTTACTACTGGCCACAGGATTGCAAATTCTGCAACTCAAGTTACAAGTATTTTTAAGTTTTATATCCAAAGAAAGCAATGTGGTTGATTCAAAATTATTGTAATCAACATCAAACAATTTTTCCCGGAACACATAATTATCTCGCAAGCGTTTGCTAACTTTACCGTTGTTTTCATCATCCCAACATTTTTGACACCCAACGGGGTATTGTCCTTGCAAAAATTGCTGTTTTAATTGTGTTTGATTGTTATCATTGATAATGTCCAACAAAGAGTGTTCATGAATTGATTTGCTTGTTAACGATTTTTTATAAAGGCAACACGGTGTGATTTGTCCTGTTAAGTCTATTTCTAAATTGGTCCATGGATTGATACAAATTGAATCAGGTATGGCAAAATTTGTAGGTCCAGCAATCTCATGAGCAATTGTCGTCAACTTCTCAACTTGCATATGTGTTTGGTCTTGCGAATATGCCAGTCTGGCAGAATTCAAATATTCAACAACGTCTTTATCAGCAGTTATTACCAAAACAAAACAATTGGTTATGTCCAGGTGTGTTATTATCTTTTGAAAATAATTAAAAAAATACTGTTTTCTTTTGTCGTGCAACAAGGTATCAACCAACACGATTCTTTGATTAGATTCGTAAAACTCTCGTTTGACTGTTAGAAGTTGCTGATATAGTTGATTGACAGGAGATTCAAAAAAATATTTAACTGTGTTTAAATATACTATATCGTATCTAGCAAGTAGATTTTGTATCTCCTGATCAATCATTTTATTCTTCTGCAACGTCAGCGGCACTTGTCTCTATTTTGATGTTGTTGAAGTCTCCCATGACTTTGTCCAAACAACCGTCATCGTTTTTTTCCCAGGCCTTACGAAACTTCTTGATAACTTCGCCTTCGCTGGTGGTAAACACCAGGCTGTTACCTTCACGCTTGAGCATTTCTTTTTTCTCAATCAAGTCCACTAGACCACTGTAAGGACTCATGCCTGTTGTGTAGGGAATCTTGACTTGCACGCCTTCAAAAGGTTTGGCATAGCGTGTTTTCATGACTTTACAGCCTGCACGAATACCGTTTACGTCTGACACTTTGTTGCCGTCCTCGTCCTCTTTCAACTTCATTTTCTTCATGGCCACCACAATTGAACTGGCGTAAATGAAACCTTGACCGCCGGAGATCTTGTCATCAGGGTCAAACATGTCTTGGCTGGCGTATGTGTGATTGGTACATACCAGGCCCACATTGTAACTACCAAACATGTTCACACAGTTACGAACAAGTGCTGTGAGTGCTTTGGGTTTACGACCCAGGTCGCCTTTCATTTCACCAGCATCAAACTGATTGACGTCTGTGGGAGTCAACAACATGCCCAAACTGTCAATCACAAACATGACCTTGGGACGTTCGCCTTCAGGCAGGGCTTTGTAGTCGCTCATAAATGTGGAGATGGTCTTGGCCACATCGTCAATCATGGCCATTGAGAGTTTCAACAGTTTGCTTTCACTGGTGTCCACGCCCAGTGCTTTGAGCCAGTCTTCGTCAAGTGCGTTCTCCGAATCAATCAACACCACAAAGATGCCTTGCTCTTGTGCGTTCTTCACAATGTTGCCTGAACAGATGTAACTCTTGCCTGCGCCCGAGTCGCCAGCAAATACTGTGACCTTGCCCAGGGGGATGCCGCGATTGAAGTCGCCAGAGATCAAATAGTTTAGTGCATAATTGCCTGTTGAGATCCAGTCTGTTGGATCATTAAAACCGATGCTTAGTCCATCGATTGATTTTGTAATTTCTTTACGAAATTTTGAAACGTCAAAGGGTTTACCCATGAATCACCTATTATTTTTAAAGAACACAGAGGGAGAGCCCCTCTGTGTGATACTGTCAATTACTTGGCTTGACGGCTACGGATCATGGCCAGGATGTCCTGGGCATTTTGTCCTGAGGCTGCAGGCTTAGCCACTGGCGCGGCTGCTGTAGGAGTGTCATCATCATCAAAGCCATTGTCTGCTGGTGCAGGTGCCGCCACTTTGAGTGCAGGCTTGGCTACTGGCGCAGGTGTGTCCTCATCCACATGTGCAGCTCCGGCGCCACCAGGTGCTTGCACACCTGCAGGACGGAAGTACTGACCCCAGCGTTCTGTGTCGTAAGGTTGTCCATCCACACTGGCCTCAAACATCTCTTTGATGACCTTGAGCTCCACATCACCTGGCCGCTTGGGCAGGAATGTACTCAAGTCAAACAAGCCATGTGTGGCAATTGCTGCCTGTTCAGCTTCAGTCAATGCTGATTCCTTACGTGCCCACTTGCTTGTGCTGTAGTCAGCATAGCCGCCCTTTGATGTCTTTGACACACGGAAGTCCAGGCCACGCAGAGTGTCTGTGGGCATTTCTTCCAGCTCAGGATCCATCAATGCACCCTTGATAGTGGCAAAGATTTGTGGTCCGATGATGAAACGTCGGATGGGATTTTCTGGAGTCTTGTCTTCACTCAAGGGGTTTTCACGCACAAAGCCTTGGAAGATGTATGAACGTTTCTTCCAGTACTTGCGACCCATTTCTTCAAGACTCTTGTCCTTGAACCAAGTGCGTACTTCTGCTAAAATGGGGCATGCTTCGCCCCACATTTCCACACAAGGTACTTGTACGTACACTTGTTTGCTATCCATTTCGCCTTTGATGCCAGCAAAAGGCAAACGAATCATTGCTCGTTCTTGCCAGAAAAATGTGTTTTTTGTATTTGCATCTGGAAGGAATCGCAGTGTTGTACTCTGTCCTTCTTCCATGTTCCAATGTGGATAAATTGAATTATCTCCACCGGTGGATTGCCCACCTTTGTTGCCCTCTGCTGCCTGTAGTCTTGCTCTGATTTCTGCTAATGATGCCATAGTTTTTCTCCTTAATAAGTTGCCTATGTTATGTTGCCTATCTAAATGTTTAGATCTCTGTTGCCTGTGACACAAACAAAAAAGCGCAAACACTGTAGTAGTATATGCGCTTTTTGTCTACATGTCAAGAGTATTTATGTCATCTGAGCAAAGCCAGTGATTTTATTCTTGCCAAAAGTGCATCGCCTTCTTGGGTTGGAGTTTCTTTACCTTCGTAGTATGCACCTGTAATGGCGCTGTTGCTGTTGATTGGGTCATCTACGCCTTCGTCTGCATATCGTCTATCAAAAGTTTGTACACCGTCTACATCAGTTGTTGTATTATATCTTTTCTTTCCGGCTGGG